GTCCGGTCTTTTCAGTAATTTGTCGAGATATGATTCTCGAATATTTCCACGTGCCGTCTGTGTAGCTACTCCCGTTGGGGGAGGAACTATGAAGATACGTGTCAAATTCTTCGTCACTAACAGGTCCAACAAAGCCTCTAAAGAAAGGAGGAATGTAAGATTGCAAGAAACTAAGAACAAAGGATTCACCACTGATACCATAACGAAGATCAAGAATGCGTTTAATACGATTGTAATCGTTAAACAAGTCCTTGATGTCATTTGGCGGATGGTGAAGAAATACAGGTCTAACTAGTCGTCCTTGGAAGTAGTCAGCTCCACATGATTCCCGAACAGGTCCATTCAAAAAGGATTTGTTACGGTTAAATGTGAAACCACACAGAGTAAGGATCTGTTCCAGTAAAGGAACAAGCGGAACAGGGACGATAATATCGTCTCCATAAACTGCCACATGATTTTTATCATATGATCCAAACTTCTCTATATATACTCCATAAACAATACTGGAGAATATAAGAGCTTCCAGTGCAAAAGTATAACCATTTCCCATTGAAGAGATTTTATGATAATTGAAATTATCATTATCTCCTACGAAAAGCCCTTCGTGGGCACGTAGATCAACGAGGTAGTTATACCATTCGGCTGGCAGCAAACATTTTACGATTCCAAGTGAAATCGAATCTGAAGCTGCTGATAAATCAATAGTGCTATAAGCATTATTGATAGAGCCGATCTTCGCTAAATCTTGATTCTTTTTCTGGTCGTCGAGGTCAATCCCCCATCGCTTTAAGCGACGGCGAATATGACCATCGACTCCCAGTTGGAGATAGAGATTTAGTGGAGATTCAATTGCGATAGTACGTGATATTCGCGCACTCTTTGGAACGAAAGTTACTTTATTGCTCTCATTTCTAGTAATGACACTGTCCCAAAAAACTTTCCAATCTAAAATGGAATGTTTTGAGATGTTAAATTTGTTGCGATAAGAATCTTCTAACGCACCAAGCCAACGTTCATCACTACGAATAAGAGAAACAGCTTTACCGAATGCTCGACTTGAACAAGAGTACGGCCATTGTGAAAATTTATGGAAACTATCACAATAACCTCCTTTTGTATCAAATGTAGCACCCGGTCCATGACGCGACCAATGGGTTAAATCAGCTGACGACAAATCACCTAAAACTTTCCTGATAAAAGATTTCGCTGATGTGATAACATTCAACGAAGCATTATCGGGCGGACATAAGATTTTCTTATATCCGTTTAGGTTAAACTGACGACAGTTCTCTTCAGCTTGGAAGAACTTCTCTCTTGCAGAATCTTCGCATAATTTGCGATTTTCTTGCAATTGATATTTCTTCAAAACTGATGCAAATTGATACTTAACAGTGTTAGTAACACTATAGGTATCACTGAGATTCATACTCTGTAAATCCCAGTCCTCAAGATCACTAGAAAAAGTACTTAAATTCCTTTTCCTAATGACCTTTGATAGAATTAAATTATCTCTATCAGTGAGGAACTGCGAAAGGTCCGCATGTAAAGCGGTTACAAGTTTCCAATGATAATCATTAGGAAACCGTATGGAAATTGCTGATTTTAGCATTTTCTTTCGACGACTTAGAACTTTACGTTTCATAAAGTTTTCCTTTGATAACGTTTATACAGAATTAAATTTGTAGTTGAAAATTCAATGCTGTCATAATTGTATCAGAGTCTAAGAGGGCGACCGCGCGCTGACGCATTTCGACAAGTTGAGCCGAAGTGACGCCTACGGGTGCACTGAGCGAACAAGAGAGAATAACCGGTGAGGTAAGAGTAGCGAGACCGTCAACACCTAATACACTAAAATCTTTAGTGAATTTGATAGTTGACTTCGCAACTCCTTTAAAATTACCCGACTGGGAAGGCATAGTACGATACAATGCCAATTGATCTCTACTATTTATCGAATGTGAACCACTCGTATAAATAGTACGATTGAGAGACTCTTCGAAACGTGAAAGAGTCAAATCAGTCGTGTTACTGTCGTTCAGTGTGTCAACAGCCAAAATAATTTCATTTGGTTGCATTTAGGAACTCCTTTGTATCTTGATACATTACGCCATCAACTGTTTTAAGATGATAGCAAGGTCTACGATCTTTAACGCATCTAAATTCAAATGAAAATTAGGCAATAAAGATCTGGAAAAGTTAGGGATTCGTGTATACTCTCGGTTTATAAGAGATATTGAACCACCAGAATCTGAAACAGATTCGTGATCATAATACCCTTTTCCGAAAGCCGAATCCACCTTACGAGTACAGGTTACAGTTTTATCAACTGTAACCCAAGACGTTAGAGTTTTTACACCTGCTTCAGGTGTCCAAGCAGCTAACGTAGTACCAACATTGAAGAACCAGTCAATAATAAAACTGAAGGGGATTAACTCCCATACAGTTTCAATGAACTGGTCAGCACCCCAAATATTTAAATTTGAGATGAATTCAATGTCAGTGAGGACTCCTCCAGAGACGGTCACATCAATGTGTGATTGTCCTGACCAATTCCATCCTATCCAATAGGTGGAAAAGGGAGCAACTTCAGATGCTTGCACATTAACATCCGAATCAGTAAACCTAGATCTGAAGGTCTGACGTAGTTTCTGTCCTTTTAGGTCTTTATCCATATTAGATAAAGCTCTTAAGGACATTTCTACATCCATAACTAAAGGTCTAATGGCGTACCGGTATTCCATGTAGCGATCTGCTAATTCTTTAGCAGAAAACTGCTTAGCTAATGCTTTAAGACGAAGCTTCCGAATATCTCTATAGATCTTCAAAAGTCTTCGACCTGATGAAACAATAAATTTAATTGTTTCATCGAGTTCTCCAAGGGTAGCCAAAATAGCTGCTTCAGATAACTCAACATTAGCGTATGCCTGGTTGATGGCCTGATTTTTCATTATTTCAATGTTGATATCAGGAACATCAGGGTAAGATGATAAGGATTCAGGATGACCTAGCTTACTTCTAGTTACGTATTCGCCGTAAACATTTACGACGGATCCACAATTAGAACCGGTAGGATCATACCCAAATCTCTGAACCATCTGACGTGGAGTTTCTTGCCATGAATTTGTGATAATACTAAGCGGATTATTTATGATTTCACCAGCTCTCATACGTTTATGATAGTTTGGTGTAACCATATCAATCATGGTTTTATTAAAACCGTAAGCTTGATAATCAGAAGTCCATGAACCATCAGATACAATATTATACGAACAACCAGGATAAGCACCATAACTATGGTGTTCTTGGTAGCGTTTCGCTAATATTGTAGGCCCAACGGATGACGTAGTTCTTGTACGTGTCAAAAGAAAATCCCTTCTCCCAACATGGAATAAAGTAGCATCGATCGTGTGATACAACGCTACTCCTCTTTACAGTTTAACTCTAAGGAGGACATAGTTAAACTAATTCAATGATTTTAGAATTAGTTGAAGGATAATCCTTCATAGGACCCCAGAG